TGATCGCCGGCTCGACCGTGACGCTCTACAAGTTCGTCGCGCTCGCGGCTGACGGCTTCATCGACAACGCCGCTGGCGCACAGGGCGACGTCAACGGCATCTGTGGCGAGGGCGTCACGATCGGCGACACCTGCCCGATGGTCGTCCCGGATGGCGGGGTCGCCAAGGTGATGGCTGGTGCCGCTGTCTCTGTCGGAGACGACGTCGCGTGCGACGCCTCGGGGCGTGCGATCGCTTGGGTCGACGCTGCTGGAAACGTCTGCCTCGGTACCGCGCTCGGAGCGGCCACCGTGGCCGGGGAGATCATCTCCATCCAGTTCTACGCCAAGAAGGTCGGGGCAGGCTCCTAGCGGGGCTTCTGACTCCTCCTCTCAACTCTCAATCTACAGGAGCAATCTAGATGCCCCCCTTCAACAACCCCAGTCGTGGCGACGTCCACGTCAACCGGCCCCTCGGCAACATCTCCGTCGCCTTCGCTCAGGAAGAGGAAGGCTTCATCGCGGACGACGCGTTCCCGGTCGTGCCTGTTCTCAAACGCTCGGACAGGTACTTCCTGTACGAGCGCGGTGAGTTCAACCGCGACGAGATGACGAAGCGCGCCCCCGGCACCGAATCCGCCGGCGGCACCTACAACATCGACAACACGCCGTCGTACCTCTGCGAATCCTTCGCGTTTCACCGGGACATCCCCGATGAGATCCGCGACAACGCCGACGAGCCGCTGAACCTCGATCGCGACGCCACGGAGTACCTGACGACCAAGTTCCTGATCCGCAAGGAGAAGCTCTGGGCCGCGACGTTCTTCGCCACGACCATCTGGACGAACGAGGACACGGGCGTTTCGGGCACTCCGAGTGCGGGCGAGTTCCAGCGCTGGGACGAAGCGGCATCCACTCCCATCGAGGACATCCGGGCTGCTCGGACCTCGACCAAGCTCTCGGGCGGACTCCGTCCGAACAAGCTCGTCGTCGGTGCACAGACCTACGACTCGCTGCTCGACCACCCCGACATCGTTGGTCGTCTCGACAGAGGCCAGACCAGCGGACCGGCCATCGCCAACAAGGATGCGATGGCTGCGATCTTCGAACTCGATCAAATCCTCATCATGGACGCGATCGAGAACACCGCTCTCGAGGGTGCGACCGAGTCCAACGCCTTCATCGGCGGGAAGCACGCGCTGCTTCTCTACGCGGCTCCGAGTCCCGGCATCATGACCGCGACGGCCGGCTACACCTTCTCGTGGACGGGCCGCTTCGGTGCGTCCGCCCTGTCGAGCCGCATCAAGCGCTTCCGCATGGAGCACCTCGAAAGCGATCGCGTCGAGATCGACGCCGCCTTCGACCACAAGCTCGTGAGCGCAGACCTCGGATACTTCTTCCTGACGGCGGTCAACTAGACTGTCGCCGGTCTCTTGTGTCTCATTCCTCTCCTCCCAACAGGGACCTGTTGTCATGACGACCGAAGCCGCAAACCTCGTTGTTCAACGCCGCGGTGCTTTCCGGCACCACAAGCAGCGATTCGACCCTGAGGCTGATTTCGTTTGGCGAAAGCGTCGTCTGTTGGGAGGCGGGGTCTACTCCGCTCCAGGTGATCCGGTCGACAAGGCTGTGTTCAACGCGAGCAAGATCCGGATGCTCTGGAAAACGAGCGACATCGAACTCGCAGATGCACCGACGACTAGCAAGCGCCGGCCCGTCGTCAGCGAGTGCGAGGTCGATCTCCAGGTCATCGGAAAGGGCCACTACACGTTGACCCTGACGGAGCCCGGCGATGGGGGCAAGGTGCACTCGTACAGTCCTCGCGGACTGGGCAACCTCATCCGTCGCGCAACCGAACTCGGCATTCGTGAACTCGTCGAAAACCTCGCTGCAGATCTGAAGGCAGAATCCAAAGCGAAGGTGGAAGAGGAGAGCGCGGACGAAGGCGAGCTTGGCGATGCTCCTGACCCTTCGGACAAGACGGAGCCCGCCACGTTCGGCGAGGGCGACTCGGGCGTCCTCGATGGCGGGGGCGACGGCCAGGGTACGGTCGTCCCCGTCGGCTCTCTCCCCCTCAACCAGTAGCACCGACGCATGACCGGTGAAGTCGACAAGGTCACGAAGGCGCTGCAGGATGTTGCAGGCCGACTCGTGAGAAAGATCAGCCTCGACGTGGTGGCGAACCTCACCGCTGCCGCTGCCGAGGGTGGTACGCCTATCGACACTGGTTGGGCATCGGCGAACTGGATCCCCTCGATCGGTAAGGACCGCACTGCAACGGCAGACGGTAGAGACGTGGCCGCTGCCAACGCAGAGATGGAAGCCGGCAAGGCTGCGCTCTTTGGATACAAGCTTGGGATGGGGACCGTCTTCATCTCCAACAACGTCCCCTACGTCCCGACCCTGAATGCTGGGTCGTCTCCGCAAGCGTCTGCGCACTTCGTGGAGCGTGGAATCGATAAGGCTTTGACCGTCGACCTCAAGGGCATCTAGCGATAGGAACTGAAATGCAAAGACGAGCAGGGACACCGGTCGACTCAGCAAGCGGCGCGGCCGTCGGCATCAGCAGGGCTCACGAAGCTGTGCACTCTGGCATCGCCTTCCACGCATTCGCCTTCGACGATGCGCTGGGAGACGCGGGAACGGTCATCGTGGCCTTCAAGACTCCTGCGGGGGGGAAGCACGTTCACCTCGTGATGAGCTTCGGAGCGATCGTCGCGGGCAATCTCGATCTCATCGAAGGTCCAACATGGACAGGGGAGACCGGAACAGGCGTGGCGATCTCCAACCGTCGCCGCACTGGAACCCCGCCAAGTTCGATCGTTCTCGAAGACGTGGATCAAGCGGCGTTCACCGCGAGCGACCAGGTCATCAAGAACCCGACGGGGCTCTCTGGCGGAACGGTCATCCCCATCGGCCACGTCTTCGGATCGAAGCAGGCAGGAGGCTGCGTCGATCGTGGAGAGGACGAGTGGGAGCTGGATCCTGATCAGACCTACGCTGTCCGCTTCACCGCCATCGGCGCGGCGAACGGTGGCACCGTCTTCCTCGACTGGTACGAAGCCACCGACGGCCTATAGAGCGACGTGACGACGCCCTACGAAGCAGAGAACGCCGCTGTTCAGCGGTGGTTCGCGAACTGGACTGGGACCGCGCAGACGTTCCTCGAGGGCGAGGATGCCAAGCCGACGCGGGGTGTTGCACATTCGGTGCTGACCGTTGTGCAGACCGGTGGCCAGCAGAGAACGCTAGGGCGCACCAACAACAGACGCTTTCGGAGGACGTCAGAGGTTCAGATCCAGATCAACACGCCTTCGGACAGTGGGACCAAACAAGCAAACACGCTGGCGCAGGAAGCGCGAGCGATCTTCGAGGCCACGTCCTTCGGCGGGCTTCGCTTCTTCGCTGCTGACATTCAGAAGATCGGGGTAGACGGCGAGTGGCTGATATTCCTCGTTACCTGTCCTTTCGACTACCAAGAGATCAAGTAGGAGGCACCTCCGATGGGGCGCGTACTCACCAACTTCACCACCCTCGAATACACCAGGCAAGACGGGTTCGGCGACATCGGAACGAACGAGTGGAAGCTCCTCGAACCGAACGGAGGAATCACCTTCGGCGCGGACGTCACCACGACCCCTCGTAACCCGATCTCGAAGAACAGGCAGCGCAGGAAAGGGTCGGTCACCGACCTGGACAGCGAGGTCGCGTTCGAAGCGGACCTGACCTTCGACTCGATGATCGATTTCGTCGAGGGCTACTGCTTCGCGACAGCGGTCAACTGGGACCTGACCTTCATCGCTTCGGACGCGTCGACCACGTTGGAAGAATTCACGGTGCCGTCGATCACCGTTGAACAAGCGCCCAAGTTCGAGTACACGATCACGACGGGGCCGTTCACGCTGCTCTGGGCGACCGGGTACGTGGGCGCGAACAACAACGGGCTGCACGTCCTCGACGCTGCTGTCGCTTCGACAGATGTCGTGATCACGGTCGCAGAGGACCTCACCGATGAGACGGCCGCTGGCAATGCGGACCTGTCTGTCTGCGGGATTCGAAACATCACCAGTGATCTGACCATTGGCGTCGTCGGCACCGTTGGCACGCTCACGTCGACTGCTGGCATCGCGGACTGGGCAACGCTCGGGCTCACGGTCGGGCAGTTCATCCACATCGGTGGGCTGACCTCGAGCGAGCAGTTCACGACGTGTCCTCCGGGGTTCGCTCGGATCACTGCGATCAATACGAACGTCCTGACACTCGACAAGCTGAGCACCGGGATGGTCACCGATGCGGGCTCCGGCGATACGGTGGACGTCCTCTTCGGTCGGTTCATCCGGAACGTCGCCGTCGACAGCGCGGAGTTCCTCGAGCAGTACTTCACCTTCGAGGCGTCCTTCACCAACCTGTTCGAGACGGACCCCCCCACGCCCGTTGCTGACCCCGACGGCTTCGAGTACGCCGAGGACAACCTCTGCAACGAGTGGGCCATCACCTTCGACGGGCAGAGCCTGGCGACCTGCACCTTCGGGTTCACGGGGACCGACACCGAACCCCCGGTGGACAACAGCTCTCGCCTCTCTGGCGCGGACACCCCTCGGGAGCCCGTGTTCACCGGCGCGATCAACACCGCCGCGGACTTCGCCAGGCTGCGGATCATCGATGTGGACGAGACCGGTCTCACGACTGATTTCTCCGACATCAATCTCACCATCAACAACGGCGTCACTCCGGAGAAGGTGCTCGGCGTCCTCGGTGCTCGGTTCCTGAACACGGGGAACTTCGAGGTCAACCTGGAAGCTAACGTGATCTTTACGGAGCCGCTGGTCATCAACCGGATCCGCGAGAACACTACCGTCTCGTTCGACCTGATCATGGAGAACGACGACGGCGGATTCGCGATCGACATCCCCGCCCTGACGCTCTCCGGCGGCGGCAAGGATTACGCTGTCAACGAGAGCGTCAAGATCGCGCTCACCGGCGAGGCGTTCCAGGACCCGATCCTGGGCACCTCGATCGGCATCAGCTTCTTCCCCGTCACCCCGACGTCCGCTGCCTGATCGGTAGCCACATCCACGTGCAAACCCTGGGCGTCCTCTGGATAACGGGGGACGCCCATTCTCTTCTACCCACACTTTGAACCATGTCCGACTTCAATTTCTCCAACGTCTCCGCTCGCGAGGTCGTCCCCTCGCAGATCGGTACCTACACCATCGTCGAACTCGACGGTGCCCCGAAGCTCCTCGGCGTGTGCGCCGGCGAGAAGAACAAGAGCCTTCGCGCTGCCGTGAACAAGGCGAATGCGCAGCGGGGGGCAAGGGCCACTCGCAACGCAGACGCGGTCAACATGCAGGCGAGGGCTATCGTTCGAGCCCAATTCCCCAAGCACGTGATCAAGGGCTGGGAGGATGTCATCGACGCCGATGGCGAGCCCGTTGTTTTCTCTCCCGAAGCGTGCGACGCGTTCCTTCGTGCCCTGCCCGACTGGATCCTGCAGGGCGTCATCGAGTACTTCGCCGACCCGGAGAACTTCGCAGGTGTTGGCGTCACCGCCGGGGAGATTGGTGAAGTCTCGGGAAACTGAAAGACCGGCTCCGCTGGGAGTTGCGCTACCGGCGTGACGGGTTCTCGGTGGAGTCGGCGATCGCGAAACAACGAAAGCTCCCTCAGTGGTTCCTGGACGAGCCCTTCCTTCTGATCGGCGATGAGTTCTACATCAAGGAGTTCTGGATGCTGCACACGACCCGAGCGATCGGGGCGAATGCATTCGGTCCGATCCCGGTCGACAAGATCGAGGAACGGGGCGAGCGGCGGCATGGGTTCCAGGACGACCTTCTCGACCTGTACGTCGATGTCATCCGCCAGATGGACGAAGGATTCCTCGATTGGATGTCTGAGGAGCACAAGCGTGCGGTGCGCCAGGGGCGCAACTCTGGGGGCAACAGCGCCACCGAGCGTCCAGCGCGGACCCGCAAGAAGAACCCTCGATAGATCGCACCGGAGGCGCTGACGATGGCAACGCAGACATTCAGGATCAAGGTCATCGTCGACCCTTCCGGTGCTGGTCGTGGGGTTCGAACTGTCAATAAGGAACTCGACAAGACTGCGAAGAAGGCCGGCGCCGTTGGCGCAGCGCTGAAGCGGGCATTCCTCTTCCTCGGTGGTGGTGTCGCGTTGTTCGGGGGCATCAAGCTCCTCGCGAGTTTCTCGCAGGAGATGTCCACGGTCAAGGCGATCACTCAGGCCACCGGGGTCGAGTTCGCCATGCTCACCGAGGAAGCCAAGCGCCTCGGCACGGAGACGCGCTTCTCTGCGAGCCAGGCGGCGCAGGGCATGGTCTCGCTGGCTCGGGCCGGGTTCGATGCCAACGAGACGCTGATGGCCGTCGAGGGCACGCTCAAGCTGGCCCAGGCCGGTGCGCTCGACCTCGGGCAGGCCGCCGACAT